CTGATAATGACTTCTACGGGGAGAACTATCGTAAGAAGTACACCGAAGGTTATGGAGATTTTATTTACGATACTGAGTTTGACTTCGTAAAAGAAACTGACACTTTAGAATTAATATTTGCTTCGTCTGTATTGTTTCAACAAACAGGACAAGACAAAGTATTCCCTGCTATCTATAAAAAGTCAAATAGTAACAACGCAGAAGATAGAATGGATAGCATTATACGAATAATGCAAACAAAGAAGATTACCGAAGTAGCAAGTTGGAATATTATGAACACTACTACCAACTTAGCATCTTATACAAGCTATGGTTATGCAGGACATTTAGATGACCCTATTAACCCTACTAATGACATAAACTTTGGCGCACCTAAAGAACTACAATTTAGTCCTAACACTTATCCAAGCACAAACGTATTCAACGCATTTCATAGTCCTTACCTTGCTGAGATAACAAGCAAAGATAGTAAGCTATTAACGTGCTTTGGTTTATTGGATATTGTAGACATTTTCAATTTAGATTTTAGTAAGTACATCTGGATAGATGGGGTATTGTTTAGGCTTAACAAGGTCGAAAACTTTAACCCAATGGAATACAACACTACTAAACTATCATTCCTTAAAGTAATAGAAACATCATACTAATGGCACAAGAGAACGTAGGTATAAATATACAGGTACAAGGCAACGCAGTCGAGTCGATAGGTAACGTTAAAAAAGCATTAAAGGAAGCAAATGCCGAGTTAATAAATGCACAAAGTAATTTTGGAGATTATTCCGAACAAGCTATTGCCGCAGCTAAACGAGTAGCCGAACTAAAAGACAAAATTAGTGAAGCAAAAGAAACGGCTGACTTGTTTGACCCAGGAAAAAAGTTCCAAGTATTTGCAGGAGCGGTTAATGCGGTTGCAGGTGGCTTTACTGCCGTTCAAGGTGCGCTTGGTGTAGTAGGTGCAGAAAGTGAGGAACTGCAAAAGTCCTTATTAAAAGTGCAATCTGCTTTAGCTTTATCGCAAGGCTTATCTGCGGTTACTGACTCAGCAAAGGACTTTCAGCGACTTGCTACAGTTGTTAAGACAAACGTAGTAAGTGCGTTTTCTACATTAAGAGGTGCGATAATCTCAACGGGTATCGGTCTTTTAGCAGTTGCTATTGGTTTAGTAATTGCTAATTTCGATAAGGTAAAAAAAGTTATTAGTAACCTATTCCCAGGACTTGCACAATTAGGGAACTTCTTTAGTAATATTATCGAGAAAGTCACTGATTTTGTAGGTGTAACATCACAGGCAGAACGTGCTTTAACTTCTTTAGAAAAAACAACAAAGCGTGGGAACGAGGGTATTGAGGCACGTATTAAAGTACTTACTGCACAAGGTGGCAAGGAGAAGGAGATATACGCACTTAGTAAGCAACAAGGAGAAGCAGAACTTAACTTTTTAAGGGCAAAGCTAAAAACTAAACAAGGATTAAACGACGAGGAACTAAAAAAGTTTAGAGATTTAAAAACTGAACAATCGGTATTAGATATACAAGAACAAAAAAGACAACAAGAGGCATTAAAGGAAAATGCTAAAGCAGGAGCAGAAGCAAGTAAAGAAGCAGGTGAAAAACGTAAAGCCGAAGCAGAAAAAAGAAAAGCAGAAGAGGAAAAGTTAAGTGAGGAATTATTAAAGACACAACAAGATAGAAGGAAGCTACTTGCAGAAGATAACTTAGTAACGCAAGACCAACTTGCCTTAGATAAAAAAGAAGCTGAGGAAAAAGCTAAAAAAGAACAAGAGGCAATAGATAATGAAAGGATAGCAGGTCAAAAAGCAGTTATGTCTACTATGACTAACTTTGCTTTACAAGGTATACAAGAACAACAAAACGCAGCAAAGGCACAAGCTGAAATTGACAGGATTGCTACCGAAAACAAATTAAAAGAACTTGAACTACAAAAGCAAGGAGCAATGGCTGCCCTTGATGCAGTTGCAGGTATTATAGACCAAAATAGTGTTGCAGGTAAAGCTATCGCAGTTGCTAAAGCGGTGATGTCTACTTACGAAGGTGCGAGTAAAGCTTTGGGTGCTTATCCCCCACCATTCGGAGCGATTGCAGCCGCAGCCACAGTTGCAGCAGGTTTAGCAAACGTTAAAAAGATTATTTCTACTAACATACCTTCTGCAAGAGGTACTGGAAGCGTAGGGGGTGGAGCATCTGCACCGAGTATTAATTCAGGAGCACCAATAGCACCGCCACAACCACAAGCAGCGACTACAAACCTAAGCAACCAGACAATTAATGCAATAGGCAACCAAGCTATTAGAAGCTACGTTGTGGAAAGCGATGTAACGAGTAACCAACAAAGGATTGCAGCTATTCAGCAAAGAGCAAGGTTCGGTTAAATGATAACAATTTAAAACACTTAATATTTACGAATATGGACTTACCTGTTTATTTATTAGACATTAGCGAGGATATGAATGACGATGCCGAAGTGGATTACGTGGCACTCGTAGACAAACCTGCTATTCAAAAGAATTGGAACGCCTTTAAAAACCAACAACGCTTTGAAGTGGTTAGCGAAGATAAGCGTATTATCTCTGGTCCTCTTATGTTGGCTGATATGCCTATTTTTAGGAGCGATGCTACTTATGGAGATTACTATGTGGTTTTCTCTAAAGACACTATTTTTAAAATTGCTCAAAAGTTTTTCAAAAGAGGCTATCAATCAAACGTAAACTTAATGCACTCGCCTGACCAACAAGTAGACGGAGTTACTATGTTTGAAAGCTTTATTACTGATGCAAGTAGAGGAATACAACCAATGAAGGGTTTTGAAGATGCACCTGACGGCTCGTGGTTTGGCTCATTCAAGGTAGACAACGAAGGCGTTTGGAATGATGTTAAAGAGGGCAAATTTAAAGGCTTTAGTGTAGAAGGGTTATTTACCTACAAGACAAAGCCAAGCAAAGAACAAGAACTTATGAATGCAATAAAGGAAATATTGCAACAGGTTAAATGATAAACAAAATCTTTTATTAATATTTAAACAAAAAGAATGATGAACGCAAAAGATGCAATTATGCAAATTAGGGCTTTGTTCGAAGATATGCCACAAGTAGAAGCACCTGCTCCTGCTGAAGCACCAATCGAGGAAGTACCTGTTACATTCGCAGAATATAGCCTTATGGACGGAACAAAGGTTATGATTAGCGAACTTGCTATCGGTGGTCAAGTTACATTGGAAGACGGAAGTCCTGCACCAATGGGAGAACACCAATTAGCAGACGGCACTAAAATCGTATTAGATGAAGCTGCAAAAATCTTATCAATCGAAACTCCTGAAGCTGAAGCAAAAGAAGCTGAAGAAGTACCTGCTGAATTAGGCAACAAGATTGACGAGAAAATGGCTGACGAAATCGCAAAATTAGTAGCTGAAAACGAAGGTCTTAAAACACAAGTAGCACAATTAGAGGCAAAAGTTAAGAATGGCTTTAGTCAAGTAGCTGAATTAATAGAAGCACTTACTAAGACACCTAACGCTGAACCTATTGCGCAACCAAAACAAAACTTTGGTTCTAACGTAACAACTCACTCAATGAAGTACGATAGAATTGAGAAATATAGAAACGCTTTATTAAACAAATAAAAATAAAATAAAATGGGATTTGATGTATCTGCATTAGCAAACTATACAAAAGAAAACGAAGCTCTACTTGTAACTTCGTCTGTATTGGGTGCAAAAACTGCTGCTCTTATTAAGAGTGCAGGTAACGTTATGGTTGGCGTAAAGTCAAGCGAAAAAATCAACATTATGGAAACAGACGCTATCTTCCAAGATGGTGCTTCTTGTGGCTTTAATGCTTCTGGTTCTACTACCTTTACTCAACGTACTGTAACTCCTGGTAAAATTAAAGTAAACGAAGCTTTATGTCCTAAAGACCTTGAAGCTAAGTATTTACAAAAAGCTTTACCTACTGGCTCTATGTACGATAGCGTACCTTTCGAGCAAGAATATTCTGAGAAAAAAGCTAAGACAATCGCTGCTCAATTAGAAACTGCTTTATGGCAAGGCGACACTTCAAGTGTAAACGTAAACTTAAACAAGTTCGATGGTCTTGTTAAGTTAATCGGTGCTGCTTCAGGTGTTGTTGCTGCAAACGCTTCAACTTTTATCTCAGGTGCACCTTTAAGTTCAATTACTGCTGCAAACGTAATCTCTATCTTTGATGGTGTTTACCAAGCAATCCCTGCTAAAGTTGTAGCTGCTGACGATATGACTATCTTCTGTGGTCAAGATTTATTCCGTACTTACACTGTTGCTCTTAAAAATAGCGGTTCTTTCAATTACCAAATTGATGTTAAAGCTGATAGCGAATTTGTACTTCCTGGTACTACAATTAAAGTAATTGCAGTTGCAGGTCTTAACGGAACTAACAAAGTTTACGCTATGCGTTTAAGCAATATGTTCTTAGGTACTGACTTATTGAACGAAGAAGAAAAGTTTGAAATTTTCTATGCTAAAGAAGCTGACCAAGTACGTTTCGTGTCAGAGTTCAAATTCGGTGTGAACATCGCATTTGTAGACGAAGTAGTGAAGTTTATCCTTGCATAATTTATAGGGGGATTGAAATATATCCCCCATTTTTTTCAAACTAATTTAATTCAATAACAATGGCTTGTGCTTTAACTCAAAATTATACCTTAGATTGTAAAGACAGTTTAGGTGGAATTACTGAGGTTTATTTTATGGCAGCAGCAGATGTTACCTCAACTACCGAAGCAAGTGGTGTAATTACCGCTTTAGTAAAGGCAGCAGGTAAGAAGTTCTTTAAGTACGAACTTGTAAAAGGCACTTCTCAATTAGTTGAGAATGTTAATGCAAACGTACAGAATGGTACTATCTTTTACGCTCCAGAATTGACCATAGTATTAAACAAATTACAAGCAAACACAAGAAACGAAATCTTGTTGCTTGCTCAAAACACATTAGTAGCAGTAGCTAAAGATAACAATAACAAATATTGGTATTTAGGCAAACAAAGAGGCTTAGACCTTACAGGCGGTAACGCAGGTACAGGAACGGCTGAAGGCGACAGAAGCGGTTACACTCTTACCTTTACAGGTGCAGAGCCAGCCCTTGCTCCAGAAGTAAACTCAACTGTGGCAGGTCAATTAACCACCGCAGGTTCTTAGGTTGTTTTGGTTTTGTATATAGATGCCCTCGTCTTTAATTAGGCGGGGGTTTTTTATTTTGCAAACAATCGTGATACTTTATATTTATAGTTGTGATAAGATTAACTAAGGGGCAAACCCAAAACATAATACTTACCTTGACTGAGAAGCAAACGCTTACAAGTCCTAACTATCTATTCATTTTTGAGAATAGAAGTACAAATACTGAGATTAAATTTGTAAGGCTTAACAATACGGATATTAGTCCTTACAAGGAAAGGTACAATGAGTTTACTATTGTAGTTAATAGCTTCTTTAATACGGCTTTAAACGGGCAATATACCTACACAATCTACGAACAAGCAAGTACATCAAACCTAAACCCGACAGGCTTAAACCTGCTTGAAAGCGGCATTATGGAACTCGAGGGTACAACTATATCATTCACAGAATACGAAACAACAAGCACATTCACAATTAGACAATAATGGAAATAAAAGTATTGACATTTGCGGAAGCAAAGCAGCCTGAATATAAAGAGAAAAAAGGCGAAGGGTATATGCAGTATGGTCAAAACAATGACTATCCGCAGTACCTATTAGACCTATTTAACAAATCTGCAAAGCATAACGCTATCATTCGTGGCAAGGTTAATTACATTGTCGGCAATGGTTGGGCAGGGGAGCAAGATATTGTTAAGAAGGTTAATAGAGAGGAAACCCTTAACGACCTAACTAAAAAGGTTGCTTTAGATTTAGAACTATTTGGCGGTGCTTATATCCAAGTTATTTGGTCTGTAATGGGCGGTCAAGTTGCTGAGTTGTGGCATTGTGATTATACAAAGATTAGAACCAACAAAGACAACACGCAGTTTTGGTACAAAGAAGATTGGAAGGCTACACGCAATCAAGAAAAAGCTGAGATATACAATGCGTTCAATCCTGCTAATCCTCAAGGAGTGCAGATACTTTATGTTAAGGAGTACAGACCGGGAATTAATGTTTATAGCCTTCCTGGTTATTTCGGTGCTTTGAATTATATCGAAAGTGATG